GATCACCTCGTCATCAATCTCCGGTTTGTCACGGTCGAGATGAATAACGTCACGGGGTCTGCCTTTCCCGGCACCCATCGCCGCCATGATGTTGCGGGTGTAATCCCACCGGTCATCTCGTCTTTCGTGTTCTGCCTTTATCATGATGTCCAAATCTCTAAAGGTTATATGCAGTGCAGCGGACGGCTCCCTTCGCAAATACCCGACGCAAATCTCGTAAACCTCGTCAATCGTTACCGTCGAGGACCCGCCCGCCTTTACTTTCCCAACGGTTTCGACGTGGTATAGGCCGCCAAAAGTTCAGCGAATGAACCCGTTTCGGCACCATCCAACCACCGGCCAAATGTTTCTTTAGTGAGTGTTTCTGGTATTTCCTTCCGTGTATCGCCGACCAATAGGCCACAATAAAAATAGGTCAGTAATGCCCGGCTCTCATTTTCAATGAACGGTTCAGCGAAGCGGTGCAGGGGTAAATCCCTGATCGTTTCAATCTCTTTACCGTCCGGTAACTTGTCGATAGTTTTGGTTTGATACAGGTGTAAAAATTCGGCCGTGGCATCAATACCGAAATAGAAATGCCAAAGTTTACCGCCCTGTTTGATTTCGCATTGTCCTGGTAATTTCATGTTGGGGTGTTTAGATTATTACCAAGCGGTTGAAACCTGAAGGATCGGACCCGTTACCTGAATCGTGCCGGAATAACTCGCTGCATCATTCTTCGGCCCGTTGACCGTAACGCCTGAAACAAACCCGGTGCCGGTGTATTTAATCAGGCCCGTGGTTTTCTCACCAATTTTAAACGCTATTGGTGTTACTGAACCGGCGATCAGTTGAGCGAGCATCGAGGTTGCCCCGATTGCAGCGGCTTTGTCATATACCCCGCTAAACGATATGGTTGCACCTTTTTCGCCGCCTATGTACGTTTTCCAACCGCCTGTACTTTGCTGATTGGTCGTGTCGATCATGTCGGCTGACATATCAATGGACTTGTCGGTTAAGCCGACCGCTTCGCCCGCGCCCCATTTCAAGAATATTAAATTCCCGCTAACTTTACTCATGGTTAAAACCCTCCAGTTAATGATTGAGTGACAATACCTGAAACCTGAATCGTGCCACTATAAGAAGCGGCATCGTTTTTCGGGCCGTTGACGGTGATACCCGAAACCAAACCGTTACCGGTCCACATGGCCCCACCGGTTGCAAGGTCCTGACCAAACTTGAATGCTACCTCTGTGCCGAGTTTCATGTCGGCGAATAACGAAGTAGCACCTTCAGCCCCGGACTCGTCGTAAACACCGGAGAAGGATATAGTCGCCCCACGTTCGCCAGGTAAATATTCCTTCCAACCTCCCGATGATTGCTGATTGGTCACGTCAATCATATCATTCGAGAAGTCAATGCTTTTATCAGTAAGACCGACCACGTTGGCAGAGTCCCACTCGATAAAGATTAAATTCCCACTAATTTTGCTCATAATATTAAGATTTACAAAGTTTTATAAAGTAAGACATCTGTATCCGGTGCGTTTTCCCATCGGCATCGTTCGACAAGTTTTCATCCTGACTGTCGAGCCACATACTAACCCGATCCCATCCCGTCACCGTTATCCCTCCCGTTACCGATCCAACCATCGCCGTGTCAACCAACACCGCCTGAGCGTCACAGTCCGAGCGGTTGCCGGTCTTTTGGAATTTCTTGACCACGTCAATCGTTACATAGGCGTTAAAGATTGGATAAGATTGCGCCGTGTCCTCTGATAACCTGATCGCTGATATAACGACATAGGCGGTCAAATCCGGGGTCGGAATATCCACCACGTCAAAAGTACAACTCGCTGATAAAGCGGTATGAACGGCGGTCCTTATGTCAGATACAGGTAGGTTCATTTTGCTTTATTCAGTTTGCGGGTTAAATACCATTGACCCTCTGTGGTTGCATCTTCCATCGTGCGATGTTTGTTTTCCACGTTTTGAGCGTAGACGACATTTGTACCGACGAAGATTGTACCAGGTTCGGGTGAATCAGTAAACTTTGAATCGTCCTTTTCCGTGCCTTTTTTCGTTGTTATCAGGTTCGTGCCCCTCATTGCCTGTACTTGTGTATCTGTTCCCCATTCAATATGTATCGAACTACGATAACGCCCGGTGATAACAGGTGCCCGACGTTTGGCCTTATCCATTATAACCAGAGCGACATTTGCCATCAGTTCACGGATAAATTTTTCGGTTGTCGTCATTTCCGTACCGATCCAACCTTTAACATCCTTCACGTTTTTGAGTTCGATATAATTTCTCATGTCAGCACGATTTTAAACTTTTTCCAAACGGCTAAACCCGCTGCGCCCGTGTGCGTGCAGATGTATATGAAATCATTATCCCAGGCGGTCTGATCCTGGGTGCCCGCATCCGTGGCACTTGATTTTGTCGAGGCTGTCGACGTGCTGAAAAAGTGGTCAAGCATCATGTCAGTGATAATGTAAATTTTTTCCATTTAGCGTTCCCGGCTGTACCGGATATGACGCATACATACGCCCAATCATCATCGTAAGCCACCTGCCCGGCTATACCGGCATCAGTTGCACTGTTTTTAGTTCCACGCAAAGCATCGACCTGAGCTGTTGTTTCCAAAGCGACATAGGCGATAACCTTGTAATATTGTTCACCAAGTTCCGTCAGGCTGTGGCAAGTCAGTTGCTGACCTTCATACTTGATCGGGTCCCCGGCGATGTAATTAACTTTTTGCAGGTATTGAAAGGTGATTTCAAACCATTGCCCGACGTGTAACTGTTCGTAAGTTAAAAGCCGTTCACCCCGGATCGGTTCAACCTTCGCCCAAATGGTATTAAGATCGACGATATTCTCCGAGGTATCCTCAACGTATTGAAGCGTCACCCGACTATCCATCGTGCCTATTTCTACCTTTTTCATAACAGGCGGAACGGTTTAAGTTTGTCGATAATCCCGGCGGGCATCCCGGCATCTTCGGACCGGTTGGTGTAAAGGTGCCCAACCAATGATAAACAAGCGTCTTTGATTGGTTTGGGTATTTCCGTCATACCCGCTTCATATACTACCTTTAATCCCACGGTTTGACTATTGACGGTTGACCAAACGGGATAAGTACAGACGGTTTTACTCGTCAATCCGATCTCGTAATAATCAGTATTTTTGGTCAGTAGTGTTGCCGTTCCATCTAATGCGATCCGGTGAACGGTGGTAATCGACGTAACGGGCGGTAAGGGCAGAACGAAATAATCAATCTCATCCTGGGTATAGGCGGTTATGGTTTTCCCGATTATGGATTGACCGATCCAAGCCTCTATCCATTGGCGGGCCGATTGGATCAGGTCCTTAACCAATGTATCCTCCACGGCCAAAACCCCGTAATCCATTTTTAAATAATTGAGCGTTTCGGCTAAAGTGAGTAAATCAACCACGGACGGGGCCGATGGTCCAATCTCTACAACGCCATGATCCGCTATTGATTTTGTAAAGCTCATTTTCTTTTTGCCTTTAATGTTTTAGGCGGTAAATTCGTTTTAACCTTTTCCGGCTGCTTGGGTTCCAACCGTTCGACCTTTTCCGGCTCGTTTGGTAACACCCTGATTTTACCGGCTGCGACCTGGTCACGAACTAACCCTGAATGATTGTCTTTCCATTCCCTGATCGTGCCTTTTGGAATGCCGCAGATGTCTTGTAAAAATTCAACTCTTATCATGTCAATATGTTTTAAAAGAAAAAGGGCGGGCAAATTTTCACCCGCCCTTCACCATTATCAAAAAGCAAACACCTTATAATTTCAGGTAGGTGCGAATCGTGCCGTAAATACTCGAAACCTGAGCGGCTGACGTTGCAGTCAAAACGATCTTCAAATATCTACCTCCCTGGTTCGCTATTGTTTTGGCGTAGAAAACGTCAATAACAGCGGCACCACATGAAGCACTATCTGCAGCGGCGGCGGGCCAATGTACCCCGTCATTACTCCAGTAGGTCTTTTGTCCCACGGTAACAGCCCCGGAAGTCCGATCTAAAAAGATCGTGTAGTCGATACCCAGTTCCTTTGAATAGTTTACCAGTTCAAAAGTATAGGATCGTGTGGATAGGGCGTTCAAAGTATCGGCATCAACACCGGTTAAAGTGCCCCCGAAAGCCTTGTATGCCGCTACCTTAGTCTGTGCCATCCCTGCCAGCGAAGCAAAGATCAGGCAGAGCAGGATTAGCCGTTTCATTTCGTGTAGCAATTTATGTAACCGTAAAACCGTCCTACCTGAGCGGCCGCCGTTGGAATTACTTTAAGTATCAAGTATTTCCCACCTGCGGTTGTAAAGTTCTTCATGTAGACGAAATCCGATGCGTGTGATTTGCTTACGCTATCGGCTGCGGTTGCCGTAATGTTCGTGCCATCATTTGACCAGTAGGCTTTAATGGATAGCGTGGTAGTTCCGCTAACGTTGTCGATAAAACACATGACGTTCACACCTTGATCCTGTTGGTATTTCATCAGGTTCAAAGTATAGGTGCGAGTAGTCGATGCTTTGATCGTGTCAGCCGCTGCGGTCGTGCCCCCGAATGCGGTGTAAGACCCCACGTTCGTTTGTGCCATGCTGACCATCCCGATCAGCAACACGGCAATCAAAAGGATATACTTTTTCATACCTATAATGCTAAAGCGGTTTTGGCATCATCGAAGGTAGAGCTAACGAAACCCAATGCAGCCTGAGTCGATTTGACATACACGCCACGGACATAAGCACGGGCGGTCACCATTCTCAGGGTGAAGTCGGTATCATCCAAGCCAAACTCCATGACCAGGTTTTGACGCATTGCCAAATAGGTGCGGTTCAAACTGCAAACAACGTAAGTACCGGAGGTAATCGTGTTGTT